CAGGCCCGAGGCCCCGGCGTGATGATACGAGCGTCGGGGCTTGTGGCGCGCCGGAGGTGGTACGATGGCTCGCTTTCCGCAAGTCTACAAGACGGCCGAATGGGAACAGGTTCGTCAGTACGTTATTCAGCGTGCCCACGGGCTGTGTGAGGAGTGTCTGCGTCAGGGGCGGGTTGAAGCGGGCAGGGAAGTCGATCACATTATTCCGCTTGACGAGATCAACTGGCAGGATTGGAACGTCGCCTACAACCCGGAGAACCTGCAGTACTTGTGTACTGCGTGTCATAATGCCAAGCATGGACGGGATACGGGGTTGAGCCGGTTCGTGGAGCCGGTGCCATAACCCCCCCCTTCGCGATTTTCGGCTGTTCGGACCGTCGGACCGGGCGGGCACCTTCCAATTTACTCGAGGGTCGCGCGTGCGTGACCCCCCTTGTTTTTGGCCCTGAATAGGCGGTGGAAATGTGGCTAGAAAGAAGCAGATGACAAGAGATACGCGAATCGAAGCGGAGGAGAAGAGGCTTCGGGAGATTTTGTCTTCGATGCCCGAAGATAAACTCCGATTGGTGGAGGGCCTTGTCCAGCGGGCTGCATTTTTGCGTGTCGAGCTGGAGGACCTTGAAAAGGACATCAACGAGAACGGCTCGACCGAGGTGTATCAGGCAGGGCCGTCGTCCCCGCCTATGACTAGAGTGCGGGCTGCCGCGCAGCACTATGACAAGATGGCGCGCCAGTACCTGGCGACGTGCAAACAATTGGTCGACCTCGCCGATGTGTCCGGTGCTAGCAAGGAGGATAAGGGTGGCGGCGAGCAAAACCCGTTCGAGGCGCTCGTTGAAAAGCGCATCCGGAGAGTCAAGTAAGCGGTTGCCTAAGTACATCCAGGAATGGCACGACTATGTGGATGAAAACCCAGAGCGCCACGGCGAGGACGTTAAAAAGCTAAAGCGGATGATAGAGGAGTTGCTTGAACGCGGCGACGTCTATTATGACCCTGCGGATGTCGACGCGTTCATAGAGTTTTGCAGGTTACTGAGGCACAAGGAAGGCCGCTGGGCCGGACAGCCACTAGAGCTGTCCATCGAACAGAAATACATCGCGGCGTGCGTACTTGGGATTAAATGGCACGACCCGGAACTAGACATGGACGTCCGGTATTTCCGGGAGCTCGTGCTGTTTGTCGGGCGCAAGTGGGGAAAGTCCACGTTCATAAGTGCGCTAGCCGCGTACATGTTGATGTTGGACGGTGAGGCGGCGGCGCAGATTTGGTGCTTGGCTACCGTTAAGAGTCAAGCTGCCATCGTGTACGAAAACACTAAGGCATTGCTACAGTCGAGCGAGCACTTGACGCCGCCAGACAACCCTAGAAAGTACTGGCGGACGAAGCGGGACCGGGATAACGCGGAAATGCTACTATTCCCGGCGACCAACAGCTTCATGAAGCCAGGAGGGAAGAATTCTCAGAACCAGGACGGCTTGAACCCGCATTGCTACGTCATTGACGAATTGCACGCGATTACCGACCGGAACACGTATGACGTGTTCACCTCGGCGACCGGAGCCCGGGCGCAGCCGCTGGGCATCATCATCAGCACCTTCGGTTTCGTGCGGGAAGGCATCTTCGACAGCATCTTGGACCGGTGCGAAAAGCGCCTTAACGGGGAGACCGACGAGCGGCTCTTCCCGATGATTTTTCGTATCGACAAGGATGACGACCCGATCGATGAGCGGTGCTGGATCAAGGCGAACCCGGGCCTGCTCGAAGGTCGGCCTACTCTGCGTTATCTGCGGGAGGAGTACCAGAAGACGGTCGCTGACCCGTCGATGCTCCCGTCGTTTTTGGCGAAGCATCTAAACCGAGCGTCTAGCACGGCGGTTGCGTACTTCGACTTGCACGTGATCGACCAGTGTGCGGCCGACATGAATTTGGACATGCTCCGAGACAAATACGCCGTGGGCGGCGTGGACTTGTCCGAGACGACGGACTTGACGTGCGCGACAGCGCTGGTGCCACACGGAGGAAAGCTCCACGTGTTCCAGCGCTATTTCATTGCGCGGAATCGGCTGGAGCAGAATTCGAAGCGGGACCAGATGGCCTATGAAAGCTTCACGAGAACGGGCGCCGGTGATCCGCTGAACCACAAGCTTCTGCACATCTGCGAAGGGTCGCTGGTGAGTCGCAAGGACGTGGCGGCTTGGTTCGAGATGTTAGCAACGGAGTACGGCGTCGTGTTCTGGAAGATTGGTGCGGACCGCTGGCACTTCGGCGACTTCGCTGAGGAGATGGAGCTGCGAGGGTTTCCAAGGGAAGAAAAAGACGGGCGCGGTGTCGTGTTCGAGGTGCCACAAGGTGCGAGGACCCTGTCGCAGCCGATGAAGGAAACACGGGCGTTGTTCTCCGACCGCAAGGTCGTATTCAGTCGCTACAATGGCCTGTTCAGATGGTGTGTTACAAACACTGCGGCTCGGGTGGATGCGAACAACAACGTGGCGCCGGATAAGAAATCGTCTAGGGCGCGCATTGATGGATACACGGCGTTTTTGAACGCGTACATAGCATACCTGCGTTGCAAAGACGACTTTGAAATGTACCAACCTTGAAAGGTGGTGGGCTTGTGAGCTGGCTGCAACGTGTATTTAGCCGCCGTCGTGGCGAAACGGTCATGCGGGTGAAACTCATCACCGAAGAGGGTGGATGGTATCGGGCGTGGGACGGGTCGCTGTATCAAAGCGACATCGTCCGCTCTGCGATTCGACCGAAGTCTAAGGCCATCGGCAAGTTGACAGCCATGCATATTCGCGAGACCGCCGGCGAGCTGAAGGTCAATCCTGAACCGTATATGCGAATGCTGTTGGAGGAGCCGAATCCGTACAGCGGTGGCCAGATGTTCCGCGAAAGGCTTGCGACGTTAGTCCAGCTCAACAACAACGCGTTCGCTCAGATTATCCGGGACCAGGACGGCCTTCCGGCGCAGATGTACATCATCCCTGCTGTGACGGCCGAGGCGACGGTCACAGATGACGGGCAACTGTGGATGAGGTTCCGGTTGTCCAACGGGAAGGCGCTTGAGCTTCCGTATTCGGACGTCATCCACATACGGGATGACTACGCAGACCACGACGTGTTTGGGATGCCGAAAGCAGAGGCGCTCCGAGCGTTGCTGGAAGTCATCAATGCAACCGATCAGAGCATCGTGCAGGCGGTTAAGCGGTCGGCGTTCATCCGTTGGCTGTTGAAATTCCGTCAGCAGCTCCGCGCTGACGACATCAAGAAGTTCGTCGAGGATTTTTCGCGAGACTATCTGAGCTTGGAAAACGAAACTGGGATCCTGCCGCAGGATGGGCGGTTTGAAGTTGAACCGCTGCGTGATGGCGGGCAACAGTTTGTTCCGCCATCGCCCCTACAGCAGAGGGCAGTCGAGCGTATCTATTCGTTCTTCCGGGTCAACGAGGCCATCGTCCAGGCCAAGTACGACGAGAACCAGTGGTTGGCGTACTACGAGGCCGAAATCGCTCCGTTGGCCCAGCAGATGAGCGAAGAATTCACGCGCAAGCTGTTCAGTCGTCGGGAGCGCGGGTTCGGGAATCGGATCGTGTTCGATGCAACGGCGCTGACGTTCGCGAGTATGCGGACGAAGTTGGGGCTCGTGCAAATGGTTGACCGTGGTGCGCTCACCCCCAATGAGTGGCGCCGCATCCTTAACCTGCCGCCGATTGAAGGCGGCGACCAGCCGATCCGGCGGCTAGATACGGATGTTGTTAGCGACTGGGCAGAACGGGGAGGTGGTGGCGAGTGAGTGGCAAGCGGTTCTGGAGGTTCTTTAACCGCTCAGATGACGAAGTCGAATTGCGAATCGAGGGCGAGATTGTTGACGATGATGATACCTGGGCGTATGAATGGCTGGGGATCCAGCACGTGACGCCCAACGCGTTTCGCGAAGAGCTGGCCAAATACAAGGGCAAGGACCTTACCGTTTGGATCGACAGCCTGGGCGGTGTTGTCTGGGCGGCGGCTGGCATCTACAATGCCCTGATGGAGCATCAAGGTAGAGTCACCGTCAAAATCGACGGCAAGGTCCTATCGGCGGCAACCATCATCGCTATGGCTGGTGACGAGGTGCTGATGTCGCCAGCGGCTGTAATGATGGTCCATAACCCGTGGGTTCATGTCGCAGGGGACGCGGATTCCCTGCGGCACATGGCTGGCGTCCTGGATGAGATCAAGGAAGCCATCATCAACGCATATGAGATTAAGACGGGACTTACCCGGGACGAGCTGGAACGTCTCATGGACGAGGAGACGTGGATGAGCGCCCGGAAGGCCGTTGAGCTCGGATTCGCCGATGGTCTCCTCTATACAGGAGACAAGTGCGCACAGGCAACCGCAAGGGCGGCGCCGGTCTATGCGTTTAGCCGACTGGATGTGCAGATGAAAGCCGACGCAGCAATGCGTCGGCTTTTTGATGTCGCTCGCTCATTGCGAGGCGACGACGAACGCGAACGGCTCGCGTTGGAGTTGGAGCTAATTAAACTCAAGGAGGTTGACGGAGATGAATATGTTGACCCGTAAGGAGTACGTCGAACAGCGGAAGGCGTTGGTGGCGGAGGCAGAGGCCTACGCCACCGAGGGCAGCAAGGAGAAGTTCGAGGAAGTCAAGGCCAAGATCGAGGCCCTTGACCGGGAGTATGAAGCGGCCATTGCGGCTAGGGCCAATGCGCGGGCGCTGCAGGACGAGCTGAAGGTGCTCCAGTCCCGGGCCATCGGCGTCGATGAGCCGGCGGTTGTGCCCGGCGATGGGCAGGTCATTGACGCGATGCAGCCTGGTAAGGCCCGGATCATCACGCGCTGGGGAGTACATGCATCGGCTGAACGAGGCAAAGCCCTTAAGGCCATGAATGCGGTCAAGCTCACGAGTGAGGGCGTGCTCGTTCCGACCCGCTATGGGACGGATTTGACGCCGACCTGGAATGAGGTCTCGAGTATCATCGACCTCGTCCGCATCTTCCCGCGGATCGGTGGCGAGGCATTCGAGCGGTCCTACGTCCGTGGCTACGGCGAGGGCCAGGAGGTCGCGGACGACGCTAACTACCACGAGTCTGACACTGAGTTCGGGTTCGTGCGCATCGACAAGTCCAAGGTGACAGTGTACACCGAAGAGGACGAGGGCGTGCTCAAGCTGCCGGACATCGACTATGACGCCGAGATCGTCAACGGTGTGCGCACCGCCCTGCGGAAGCGCATCGCCCGGCAGATTTTGGTCGGTCCCGGCACTGCGAACCGGCTCACGGGCATCTTTGCCTCCAACTATTCGTCGAGCCCGGACCCGAAGGCCGGCGCCATCGACCCGGCGACGGACCTGCAGCTGGCGGCTATCGACGACGGCACGCTGGACGAGATTATGTTCTCGTACGGTGGCGAAGAGGATGTCGAGTCCGGCGCCGCCCTGATTCTGAACAAGCAGGACCTGAAGGCGTTCGCCAAGCTCCGCGACGACAACGGCAACCGTGTCCACACCATCAGCTACAACGGCAATACGGGGTTGATTGACGGTGTGCCGTTCATCATCAACTCGGCTTGCGGTGTGCTGTCCGGCGCCGGCACCACGCCCAACACCTACTGCATGGCTTACGGCCACCTGTCCAACTACGGGCTGGCCATTTTCTCGGACATCGACATCCAGCGGTCCACCGACTACAAGTTCCGGTCGGGTCAGGTGGCGCACCGCGGCAGCGTGTACGTCGGTGGCAACGTCATCAAGTGGAACGGCTTCGTGCGGGTCAAGAAGGCCACCTCGTCAGGGCCGTGATGCCCGATGATGTATCGAGCGAAGCGCTCCTTCGTAGATCCCGCGACTATGCGGCCGTATCTACGAGGACAGGAGTACGTTGTCGTTGATCCTGCTCATGCCCAATACTTGGAGCGCCACCATCTGATCGAGCGAGTGGATGATCCAGCCCCGGTGGAAGATTTGTCTGCCGGGGCTGATTCTTCCCGCAAGGCGGTGTCGAAGCGCAGAAAGACGAGGCGATAGCGATGCATTTGCTCGGTGACGTGAAGGCGGCACTCAGGGTCGATGGAGCTGAGCATGATACGGAAATCACCGACCTCATTGAAGCCGCCAAATCGGATCTTGTGTTGACCGGGATTAACCCTTCGAAAGTGGTCGATACGGATCCTTTGATCAAACGCGCAGTCATCTCCTACGTGCGGGCCAATTTTGAGTGGGACCATCCAAACACTCAGCGTTTACAAGAAGCCTATGAGATGTTGAAAGCGCATCTTTCCCTGTCGGCCGACTATCGGGTGCCGGGTAAAGGGGAGGGATAGCCGTGGCATTTCAGGTCAGCACGATGCGCCATCGCATCGAAATCGGCCGGTACGTTGAGGGCCGTGATGAATGGGGCGACCCGTTGCCTGAACTCGTGTGGCAGCCGGTCGCCGCTGTGTGGGCCGCAGTTGAGGCCTTGACCGGGCGCCTGTACTTCGAGGCGCAGCAATCGAACATCCAGGCCGACCATCGCATCACGATTCGCTATTGCCGCGGCATCGAACCGGGTATGCTGGTGCGGCATGACGGACGGGAGCTCGAGATCCAGGCGGTGCTTGATCGAGATGGGCGCCGCCGATGGCTGCAGCTCATGTGCCGGGAGGTGACTCCGGCATGAGGATGAGGGTGCGATTTCGGGGGCCAACTCCCGAGGAGATCCGGCGGAGGTTAGAACTCATGCCCCAGGAGGTCCGCGGCGAGGCGTTGCGGGCCGCCGTGCTTCAGGGCGCCCAGGTCATCCGCGACCAAGCTGAGGCCAACGCCAGAGCAATCCAGCGGACCGGTACACTCGCCAGTGACATCCATGCGGAGATCGACGAGAAGAAGTCGACCGACACCAGGGCAGCGGCGGTCGTCGGCCCGGGCAAACGTGGCTGGTATGGGCGCTTAGTTGAGTTCGGCCACGACATCGTTGTAGGCGGACGCAAACGAGGCCGCAACAAGGGTCGAGTCGTTGGGCATGTGGCACCGAAACCGTGGCTCAGACCTGCCGGTGATGCGAAACGCAAAGAGGCGGAAGCCGTCGCAATAGAGGTGTTGCAGAGGAGGCTTGAGCGGATATGGCAGCGGAAGTGACGCCGCGCAAGGCAGTATGGAAGCATCTAAGCGACGATCAGGCCATAGCCGCTCTGGTAGGGAATCGCATCGACTACGATTACCGCAAGGATGAAACGGAACTGCCTTGCATCATCATCGCCGACATAAGCGACGTGCCAAGGCGGGATCTGAGCGGGGTAGCCTGGCGGGAGACTCGTATACAGATCACCGCCATGGCTAACACAAAGCCAGGGGCCGAGGAGATTGCGCAGGCGATCCAGGCGGTGCTTGAAGGCTATTCGGGGATGATGGCAGGCGCGTTGCAGGTAATCAATTGTCGTGTTGACGCGGCGTCTCCTTTGTATCAGGAGGAGACGGGGCAATACCACTACCATGTGGACGTGATAATCACTTACAAATAGGAGGGATTCATATGGCGGAGACCACAGGTCTGAGGACCAAGTTCTATCGCAGTGACAACGGAACGACGTTTACGGAGATCGCACAGATCGCCAGCATCCAACCGCCTCAGGCAGAGCGCGAGGTGGTGGAGGTCGATGAGCTCGACCCAGTGGGTGAAGTTCGGAAGAAGCTGGTGGGGCTGATTGACGCTGGTGAAGTGACCGTGACGCTCAACTTTGACCCGGCGAATACCGGTCACATGGCGCTGGAGCAGGATTTCCGCGATGGAGCTGTCAAGCAGTATCGTATTAAGCTTCCAAATGGCTACGGCTGGACGTTTAGCGCGATCGTGACATCGTATAGCCCGCAAGAAATCAGCTCCGGCGACGTGGTGCAGGCACAGGTGACGATCACGCTGACGGGCGTCTATGAGTTTGGGGAAATCACGGGATGAGGTGAGACAATGGCTTTCCTGAGTCGCGACGAGATTCTTCAAGCACAAGACCTTCCCACAGAGGATGTACCCGTCCCTGAATGGGGTGGAGTTTGCCGAGTGCGCGGGCTTACCGGGGCGGAGCGCGACGCTTTCGAGCAGTCGATTGTGGAAACCCGGGGAAAGAATACCCGCATGAACCTGCGGAACATTCGCGCGAAACTGGTCGCGCTGACCGTGGTCGACGAAGATGGGAACCGGATTTTCAGCGATGAGGATGCCGAAGCGCTCGGCAAAAAGTCGGCGGCCGCTCTCGACCGCATTTTCGCGGTCGCACAGCGCCTGTCCGGTCTCAGGCCCGAAGACGTTGAGGAATTGGCGGGAAACTGAGGCGGAACCCCACGCGGCGCTTCCTCTTCAGGCTAGCGCTCGCGTTGGGAATGACGGTCGGAGAACTCCTGAGCCGTATCAGTAGCCGGGAACTCACCGAGTGGATGGCGTTTTTCAGCCTCGAGCCGTGGGGTACAGAGGTCGAGGACTGGCGCGCCGGCCTCATCGCGGCCACTATTGCGAACGCCAATCGTGACCCGAAAAAGCGACGCAAACCATATGAACCGCAAGACTTTATGCCGCGATATGAAAAACCGCAGGTGGAAGAACAATCGTGGGAGGAACAGGCTCGCATCCTGGAGATGTGGTCAAGGGTGTTGCAGGCGAGAGATGGGCGGTCTTAGTGGCCGCCCTCTTTATTTGGGGGTGATGGAGTGGCCACCGTATCGACGTTCAATATCGCTTTGGTCGCCAGCACCGGCCGCTTCGTGTCCAGTATTGCCAAGGCGGAGCGTCAGTGGAATTCATTCTCTCGCTCCGTCCAGCGCCAAGCGAAAACGCTTCCGAAGTCCATCCGCGAGGCCGTCCCAGCCTCCCTCGCCCTCGGCCGTAACGTCGTCAAGTGGACGGCCGTCGCGAGCGCCGCACTGACCGGCCTTGGGGCGGCGGGCGTAAAGCTAGCCGCTGACTTTGAGCAGAGCCAGATCGCCTTTGAGACACTGCTGGGGTCGGCTGAACGGGCCAATCGCTTCCTGCGGGAGTTGGAGGTCTACGCCCGCAGGACCCCCTTCGGGTTCGTCGGGTTGCAGCAAGCTTCCCGGCAGCTCTTGGCTTACGGCTTTACCGCCGGCCGAGTGCTTGATATGATCGAGCCCATTGGTGACGCGGTGGCGGCCATGGGCGGCAGTAACCAGATGTTTGAGGCCATCATTCGAGCTCTTGGCCAGATCCAGGCCAAGGGCAAGCTTGCCGCGCAGGAGTTCCTGCAGCTTTCTGAGCAGGGTATTCCGGCATGGCAATTTTTAGCCGACATGCTGGGCGTGACCATCCCTGAGGCTATGGATATGGCCAGTAGGGGTATGATCAGCTCGTCGGTGGCGATTGAGGCCGTTTTGACCGGCATGACTCGTCGGTTTGGCGGCGCCATGCGTCGGCAGGCAGACACGATCCTCGGCCGTTGGGAGCAAATCAAGGACGGTCTCGCTACGATCACCCGCGGGTTCGGGGAGGATGTCATCCGCATTCTGGGTGTCGGCCGGGCTATGGAAGCCCTGGCAGGAGCGGTTGAGCGGTTCGCGGATGCGGTGTCCCTGAGGGGCTTTCTGACTGCGTTGCGGGAGTCCTTCCCGCCGTGGGTTCAGCCGGTCATTGTGGCTATTGCTGGTGCCATCATCGGCGGGCTGGTTCCCGCCATCATCGCCTGGCTGGTGCCCGCGCTCAAAAAGCTGAGTGTGTCGCTCCTGGCCACGCTCAAGCCCCTGGTCCCCTGGATGGCCATAGGCGCGGCCGTGGCGGTGGTCGCCTACGTGCTAGCCAAAAACTGGGGTAATCTCGCTGAGGTTGGGCAGCGTGTCTGGACGGTGCTCGGTGCCTCGGCGATGCTTGGCGCCGCTTTGGTTGTGCGCGGCTCCGGCGTTATTTTGCAAGCTCTCTCATGGATCGTGCCGACCCTCAGCGGCGTGGCACAAGAGGTGCTTGAGTGGTCGAATTCGCTTCGGTCGACCGCTGTTGAGGCCATCAAGTCGGCCACTTCTATGTCGAAAGTCGGCCAGGAGGCAGGTTCGGCAGCGGGGGCTGCTGAAGAGGCCGCGTGGGCACAGGAGCAGCTCGCCGAAGGGCTGGAGATGGCTCAAAAGGCGGCTCAAGGCGGTGTACAGTCATTTGACGAGGTCCATCAGATTCAGGAAAATATGGCGGACTTCGTTCTACCCGATTTTCCGCTGCCCGATTTCACGTTGCCGAACATCGAGACCCCGACTGCCGCTTTGGCTGAGGGGCTTGAGGCAATGGAAGACGCCATCAGCGGCATTGCGGACGCTGCTGTAAAGGCGTTTCAACGTCTTGTTGAGTCACTAGGCCCGGTGAACACTGCGGTTGAGTGGATGCGTGACAACTGGCCGACCATCGGGCCGATAATCGAAGGCATTGCAAGCGCACTATCTGTGCTTCTGATACCGGCACTTATCAATACCGGGGTGCAGGCATCCATTGCCTTCGGCAAGATGGCTGCCGGGTGGATAGCGTCCGGGGCAGAAGCCGCCGTTTCGGCAGGCGCGCAAGTCGCTCACTTCGCCACCCTGGTGGGCAAGTGGATCCTGCTTGGCCTTGAGGCCTCCGCGGCGGCTGCCAAGGCAGTGGCTGCCTGGGTTATGCAGGGGCTTGAGGCCGCATCATCGGTGGCTATACAGGCGGTGCATTTTGCCACCTTAGTGGGCAAGTGGGTGCTACTGGGCGCGGAAGCTACTATCCAGGGGGCCAAGATCGCCGCCGCCTGGGTGGCGTCCATGGGTCCAGTTGCATGGGTAATCGCCACTATAGCAGCGGTTGCCGTTGCTGTTGCCCTCAATTGGGATGAGGTCAAAGCGGTCACAGAGAGAGTCTGGAGCGGCATTTCAACATGGCTGTCTGACACGTGGGAGGGCATTAAGTCCCTTGCCAGCAGCATCTGGGACGGAATCAAAAACGTTATCGGAATTGCCTGGGACGCGATTAAGGGCGCAGCCATCACGGTTTGGGATGCAATCGCCGGTGCGCTGAAGACAGCTTGGGACGGCATTGTGCTTGTAGCTACTGCGGTATGGGACGGACTGAAAAGCGTTATTGGAACAGCGTGGGATGCCATTAGCTTGGCTGCAACAACCGCGTGGGAAGGGATCAAGACGGTTCTCTCCGCTATTTGGGACGGAATAACATTTGTCGCAACCACGGTGTGGGATGGAATAGTCTCCATCGTTACGGGGACATGGGATGCTATCAAGACCGTTGCCGGGCCTGCGTGGGAGGGGATTAAGACAGTCTTGTCTGTTGCTTGGGACGCAATCGCAGGTGTAGCTACTACTGTATGGGATGGGCTTGTCACAGGCGTCAGCAGCGCATGGGATAGCATCAGCAAGGCCTCTAACGCTGTTTGGACTACAATCAAAGAATCGCTATCGGGGCTTTGGGATGGAATTGCATCTCTAGCCGGAACCGTGTGGGGCGGCATTAAGTCCGCAATAGGCACTACCTGGGGCAGCATCGAGAAGACCACTCAGAAGCTTTGGGATGGCCTAAGCAAGTGGCTAGACGACTCCTGGAATAGCATCCGCAAAACTGCTAAGGCGATATGGGACAAGATCCCGAAGCCCATCACGGACGCAGTGAGCGCATCCGTCAAATCTGTAACGGGCTTTGCAAAGGATGTCATTAAGTGGGTCGATGACATGGGGACGAAGGCGCTTAAGGCAGTCCAGGACATGGCTAACGGAATTGTGCAATGGATTCGAGACTTACCAAAGAGGACGATGGATTCGGTTAAATCGTGGACCACGGGCGTCATTGACTCGGTTAGGAATATGTATAAGACCATCGTCGGAGGCTCCATTATCCCTGACATGGTCAAGGAGTCTGTCGGGTGGTTTGACATCCTGAAAAACCAGAGTGTTGCCATAGTCGGCGAGATGGGCCAG